AAAAAAGAATGGCAAAATTCGCAGCCACGGATTACAAGGTGACCATCAATGGCACTAACTTTTCCACAAACTTAAATAGTGTTGAACTTGCACTAGAATCCGATGACTTGGAAACAACCGCATTTGGTGGAACTTTCCGTGAGCGCATTGGTGGACTTAAAACAGGTTCATTGACATTGCAATTTATGCAAGATTTTGCAGCAGCATCAGTAGACGCAACTTTGTTTCCGCTTTACAACACCATTGCAACTGTTGTAATTGTTCCGACATCTTCAACTGTTTCTGCAACTAATCCGTCATACACCGCAACTTGCTTGGTGAATTCATATACACCACACGCTAGTTCTGTCGGCGACATTGCAACATTCAGCGTGACGTGGCCTACATCTGGCACCGTCAGTAGGGCTACTGCCTAATGAGAATCACCCTGCGCGTGGAATTCACTAACAACAAAACAAGTGACGTAGTGTGTTCTGCTAAAGATCTGGTTGCCTTTGAGGATAAATACCAACGAAGTGTTGCAAGACTTGATACTGAGATGCGACTAACTGACCTACTGTGGTTGGCGTGGCATTCGTTAAATCGTCAAAAGGTAACTGACAAAGATTTTGATTCGTGGCTAGATGATGTGGAAAGCATTGCCCCAAGTGATGCTGACCCAAAATCACAGGTCTTGGAGACAGCAGCCAACACTGGTACATAGCGTATTTAGCGTGTGAAACTGGCATTGCTCCGTCAGTTTTGCTAGATGAATCTGATCGTATGTTATTTACGATGGGAATGTATCTGCGTCACCGAAACAGCAAACAATGAGAAGGTGACGAATGGCAACACCGAGAGTGTATGGCGTAGATCAAACTATTGCCACGCTGCGACTTGTTGAGGGTACGATCGTCACTGCTGCACGCAGAGATTTAAAAAACGCGGCAGAACCAGTTGCAACAAACATTATGAGTTGGATTCCTGATTCACCACCGTTAAGTGGTATGCGGCATACTGGGCGTACATCTTGGGATAGATCGAACATCAAAGCAACTGTGCGTACAAACTTTAGTAAGCGCGCAGCGCGGAATGAATATTCAATTGTTTCTATCTGGGTTGGTGGCAAAAAGGGTACTAAAGGTGCGGCAGGTTTACAGATTGCTGATATGGCTGGCAAGCGTAATCAAACTTCACGCGGACAGACTAGAGAATATCAACGGCGTGGTAGACCACAGACGCACGCAATAAATGGGCAAGGTCGGGCATTAATAGATAACTTGGGTTCAAGATACGCATCACCATCTCGATTTGTTTGGCGCGGTGCAATGTCGCAGTTACCAAAGATCAGGTCAGATGTTCTTGTAATCTTAGAGAAAGTGTCTGCTGAATTAAATGCAAAGTTGGTGATTAAGTAATGGCAATTATTCTGCCGATTGTTGCTGCGTGGGATAACAAGGATCTGAACCGCGCAATCGCCGACATCAAAAAGGCTGAGGGTGCATTTCAACAGTTTGCTGTCGGTGCAGATGTAATCGGTGAGGGATTTAAAAAAGCGGGCAAGTCATTAACGATGAATGTCACTGCACCTTTAGCGTTAATGGGTGGCTACGCAGTTACAACTGCTGCTGAGTTTGAAGTGTCTATGGCATCTGTGCAAGTAAATGCAGAAGCAACTGGTGATCAAATGAAACAGTTAAGTGATCTTGCATTGAAAATGGGACAAGACACCGTGTTTAGTGCGGGCGAAGCAGCAAACGCAATTCTTGAATTGTCTAAGGGTGGTTTGGCACCAGCAGAAATTCAGGCAGGTGCTTTGGAAGCCACGATGAACTTGGCTGCAACTGAGGGTATGGGACTTGCTGATGCTGCTGTAATTATTTCCCAAACAATGAACACGTTCAAACTCAGCGCAAAGGATACGACTAAGGCTGTTGATTTCCTTGCTGCTGGTGCAGTTGCATCTACGGCTGGCGTGCAAGATTTAGCCGATGGTATGAAATATGTTGGATCGACAGCATCAACTCTAGGTGTCGGTATGGGTGACACAATTACCGCACTTGCCGCAATGAACAATGCGGGTATCGATTCCACAACTGCTGGTACATCTTTAAACAGAATGTTGCTTGGTTTAATTCCTACAACCCGTAAGGCTGCTAAGGAAGCAGAAGCACTTGGTTTGGAATTCTTAGATCAAAACGGTTCGTTACTACCGATGAATGAAATCGTTAAAGAATTAACAGACACATATAGTGGAATGGGCGATGCTGCTAAAGTTGCATCACTAAAAATGGTATTTGGTGTTGAGGGTATGCGTGCTGCAAATACCTTGATCAATCTTGGTGTACAGGGTTATTCAGAATTATCAGATGCGGTAAATAAGGAAGCCATTGCGCAAGACTTAGCGAACGCAAGAATGTCTGGAACTAAGGGTGCGCTAGAACAACTAAAGGGTTCTGTTGATACTGCCGCTATTGCAATCGGACAAGCATTAGCACCGACAGTTGAAAAAATGGCAAAATTCCTACAAGGTTTAGTGGACAAGTTCAGTAAGTTATCACCGGAAACTCAGAATATGATCGTGACCGTTTTAGGAATTGTTGCAGCCGTAGGTCCACTGTTAGTAGTTATCGGTATGGCAATCGGCGCACTTGGCAATCTTGTTGTGATTTTTAAAACCGTTGGAATTGTAATGCAGTTCTTGGCTATGAATCCAATCGGTATGGTAATTGTCGCGATCGGTTTGTTGGTCTTAGGTATTAAGTATGTAATCGATCATTGGGACTTGTTAAAAGAATCCGCAAGCAATGCTATGTCGAACATAAAAGACATTGTTGTTAAGGCAAAAGATTTTATCGTAGATGTGTTTAATACAGTCGGTGCATTTATCGCAGAGCATCATCCGCTTGCAAAACTGTATCGGGCAATTAGGGATTACGCACCAACGCTAATCGAAAAATTTAAAACTATTGGATCTGATTTAGTCGATGGAATCATACAAGGCATTAACCAGAGTTGGGGATACTTTAAAAATTGGCTCACTGACAAACTTGGCGATCCAATTAAGTGGGCAAAAAAAGCATTAGGAATAGCATCACCATCTAAAGCCTTTGCCGAGATTGGTGAAAATGTAGTTGCTGGTTACATACAGGGCATTAATAGTATGACTGCGCAATTACAAAACACAGTCGGCGATATGGCTATGAGTTCCACAGTTGCACTAGATGGCTCTGTTCCATCGGCATCTGCATCTACAACGACATCTGCAACTACTGTTTACAACATAAATGTAAATGCAGGTATGGGAACAAATGGCGCACAGGTTGGTAAAGAAATTGTTGATGCAATTAAACGATTTGAAAAATCCTCTGGACCAGTATTTGCGAGTGCGTAAATGTCAGTTCCAGCAACCGTAGTAGAAATTGGTTTTGATGTTTCGGGCTTAGGTGGGCCATTCTTTTTATTAGATGATCCAGTTGCAGGCGTATTAGACAACACAGAGTATTTACTTGGTGGCGAATTATTTTATGACGTTACACAATTTGTCCGTGCAGTATCAGTTAGGCGCGGAAAGTCAAGACAATTAGATAAATTCACGGCTGGTATTGCCACGATTGAATTTAACAACAACACAAGAGTTTTCGATCCAGAAAATGCGTCCAGTCCTTACTATGGGCAAATCATTCCTAAACGCACAATCAAAGTTTCCACAGGTGGCTCTGCGGTTTTCTATGGCGTAGTGGATGACTGGAATTTGAATTATGACTTGTCAGGTTTATCTACGGCTGCCGCAGATTGCATTGATGGCTTTACACAATTAGCACAAGGTGCTTTGTCCGCGCATACTGCTGTGTCTGAATTAAGTGGTACGAGAATTAATGCTGTACTGGATCGGGCAGAAGTTGCTTGGCCTGCCACGTTTAGAGACATTGATGCAGGTTCGGAAATACTGCAAGCAGATGTAGTTGCTGACGGAACTAATGCGCTGGAGTATTTGCAATTGGTAAATAGTTCTGAGCCAGGTTCTATCTTTATTGGCAAAGATGGCGCATTTGTTTTTAAGGATCGAACTGTTGCGCCTATAACAACTGGACAAGTTGTATTTGCTGACGATGGTTCTGGCATTAAATTTAGTGGCGTAAATGTTGTTTATGGCACCGAGTTGCTTTATAACTACGTGCAGATTGAACGCCTAAACGGTGGAACTGCTATTGCGCAAGATGCAGATTCGATTAGCACTTATGGACAGCAGGCATTAATTCAATCTGGGCTTTTATTAAAAACGAATGAAGATGCGGAAGCGTTAGCGGATTATTTAGTTGGCATTTATTCTGAACCTGAGTATCGTTTTGAAACTTTAGCGGTGCAGTTGGAAGCCTTAACATCAGCAGAACAAATTGATGTTTTAGGTTTAGAGATTAACGATGTTTGCACGATTAAATTTACGCCTAACGGAATTGGCACGCAAATCAATAAATATGCAATGATCATCAAGATCGAACACGACATCCAACCTTTACAGCACCGTGTTGTATTTGGCTTTGAAACTCTGGACTATGCTAGTTTTGTACTGGATGACCTTGAGTTTGGTATCCTAGATGTAAATCAATTAGGGCTTTAGGGGAACAATGGCTGGACTAGGCAAAAAGACATTTACCGCAGGTGCTGTCTTAACTGCGTCAGATGTAAACGGTTATTTGATGGAGCAATCCGTTATGGTGTTTGCTAGTGCCGCAGCACGTTCGTCAGCCATTCCATCACCATCAGCAGGAATGGTTACCTATTTAACAGACACAAATGTAATGCAAGCGTACAATGGAACAGCATACGCAGAAGTTGGTGGCTCTGGTGGCCTGTCTGAATTTCTACTAATGGGAGCATAATCAAATGGCAACAACATACAAAGTACTTGGGCAATCTGCACCTTCAGCAACAACAGATACAAATATTTATACTGTGCCTGCAAGTACACAAGCAATTATTTCTACCATAACAGTTGCTAATCGTTCAACATCATCAAGGACATACCGCATTTCAATACGACCTGATGGTGCAACTTTAGCAAACCAACATTACATTGCTTATGATGTTGTTATTGGCGCAAATGATACAACAGCATTAACTTTAGGTGTTACGTTAGACGCAACTGATGTAATAACTGTTTATGCGTCCACTGCTGATTTAACATTTAATATTTATGGTTCAGAGATTTCCTAATGGCCGTTAGATTTTTTAAATCATCTAGCATCACGCAAGACTTGCCACGTTACGGTAATTTTTATGATGGTATCAGTGTCTTTTATCTTGATTATTTAGTTATTGCTGGCGGTGGTGCAGGGTATGGATATAACAATACCAATGCTGTTTTTAGCGGTGGCGGTGGTGCTGGCGGTGCTGGTGGATTCCGCACATCATTTAGTACGCAAGGCGGTGGACAACCTGCTGCTGACAAATTTGGTTTTTTGCGTGGAGTAAGTTACACAGTTACAGTCGGTGCTGGCGCTGCTGCTGGTACTACTGGCGTAGTAGGTCCATCAGGTTCAGATTCAGTTTTAGGCTCAATAACTTCAACTGGCGGTGGTGGAACTAATGGAGTAAGTTTTGGACTGGGAGCAGTTGGTGGCTCTGCTGGTGGCTCATTTAACACAGTACAAACAAATGTTCAGCCAGTACAAAATCCAATACAAGGTAATGCTGGTGGTCAGAGTGGACCAGTTGGAAGCAATAATACAGGCTCTGGCGGTGGCGGTGGTGGCGCAGGTGGCGCAGGTGGCAACGGCGTTGGAAGCGGAGCAGGTGGTGCGGCTGGCATTGGGTTAGCATCAGCAATTTCAGGAACTTCAATAACATATGCGGCTGGTGGACTTGGTGGAGCAAATAACGCTGGTGATGGTAACGGTGCAAGTGCAGGAGCAAATACAGGCGGTGGCGGCGGTGGTGGAAAAGTACAGGGCGGCGGTCAAGTAACTGGTGGCAGTGGTGGTTCAGGTATTGTTGTTGTGCGTTTTCCAAGCCTTTTTACAATTACAGTAGGTGCAGGATTAACTAGCACTAGTGCAACAG